GAAGACGCTACCTTAAAAGAAAGAAAGGAGTTTATATTCTGAAAACAAGAAAGCATAAAACATCATATACTCAATGAAAATCATTCCAATAAGTGCAACTAATAAAAAACCTTCTCTTGTTTTCAGTAAGTAATCATAAACTTTCATTGTGTTTCACCTCGCTGGGAGCAAATTTTGGGCGCGTAGGGTCCCTTGATGTAGTGTGGTGCTCTCTGTTGTGACGTGGTGGGGGTTGCGGGGGGGAGTGCGCTGGCTCGTGCGCCCGCGTGGTGCGCCCGCGGGCCTGCGCGCATGCGCGCATGACGCGGGCACGCGTGCCCATGCGCCGCGGGCGGGCGCGGTCGCGGGCGATCAGCGCCGCGGCGCTGTGGCCGCGGAGCGGGCACGCGGGCACCGGCGCACGTGCGCCCGTGCATGCGCCCGCGTGGCGCGCGGCAAGAGTCATGCTAGTGCTCTAGGTCCGTGAGATTCTTCCAAGCCATCCGCTCGCGGTCTCGCCACCGTCCGGGCTCCGATCAGTGCCAGCTCCCGCGGCAGGAACGGCTCCGCCAACCCTGCCGCGCGGAGCTGGCCGCGGGTGGCGAGTGGGCGACGTGTGCCGGATCGCGTGCGGTGCGGCGGGGGGGCTGCCGCGTGTGGCGATGCGGCGCGGGCGACGGCTGGCGTTGTGGGTATTCGGGTCCAGCAGGATCACGCGACGGGTGGGAGACGCGACAAGCGCCCCATCGGGGGCGCTTGCCTACACCCGCGTGTGCCGCGGGGAGCTATGCGGTTGTGTGGGCGCTTAGGCGCGCTTGCGTGGTTTCGCGTCGTCCGCGTCCGGTAGGCGCACGCTCGCGAGAACCTGCATCCGCACGATCTCGCCATCCGCATCGAAGCGGATCGTTGAGCCGTGCGAGTTCACGCGATGACTGCTCTTCTCGGTGCTACCGACCTCGGAGCCGTAGTACACAAGCGCCAGTGCCCAGTTCTCGCGGTCGGGCGCTTCCGTGGGCACCTGTGCGTCAAGAACCCACACGTGGGAGCTCGCGCCGCGGGCGTCGAGCGACGCCTCTAGCGCCTGCGACTCGCCAGTCTGGCCGTCGGCCATGAACCTGCCGAAAAGCGCCGCGCTTACTTGCGCGAGCACGGTCTTGCGCGCCTTGGTCTTGGGCGCGGCCTTGGGCGCGGGTGGCGTGTAACCCGCCGTGAGTGCCGCCAAGTTCGCCTTGCCTGCCATGTCAGACCTCCCGCCGTCCCCGGATCGGACAAGCGCCGAATACGCTTGACTGCCGGTCCCGGCATGCGCAGGGTAGCACAGCCAAAACCGGCGGTGCAATATGCAGTTCACCCTATGACAAATGTTCTAGTTTCTGCGCATAGTCTCCCGCATGTGTGACCCGCGCATCCCGCGCGGCGCGTGTGCGCCTGTGCGCGCGGTACGCATGTGTGCGCCTGTGCGCGCGGCGCGTGTGCGCGCCCCTGCCCGCGCGGGCGCGCCTGCCCACGCGTACCCCCACGCGGTCCTATACCCGCGCAGCTTCCGGTCACCGTTAGTCTGGGGCATTGTCCTGTGATCGCATCCGCCGCGCCTCACGAAGCGCCGCCGCGAGGTCTGGGATGGCATCCACTGGGAGCGAGGCCGTCAAGGTCACGCGGTCAGGCTGTGACGCCTCCGGCATCCCCTCGCCCATGAGACGAGACATCATCATGTGCGCCGCCTGTAGCTGCTTGGCATCCTCGCTGTCCACCGCCCGCGCCGTCGTCACCCGCGCAATCTGACGCAACGCGTCGTCCGCCGTACCCCCGACAGCCGCCCCCGCGCCCTCCTCCAACGCCGCATAATACCGCTCCCAGCGCCGCCGAGCCAAGGCACGAGCACCAGCACTGCCCACGCGGCCACTCTCGTCGCGGTCAACCACCTCCACTGCGGTCGCCTGCGGTAACTCATCGAACGTATGTTCATGTTCTGCGGCGTCCGCGGCAACATGACCGTCCCCGTCCGCGGTAGCCTGATCGCTCTTCTTCACGTGACCTCCTCAGCGCCTTTAGTATAGCCTAGTTTTGGTACATACCAAAACCCACAGCCTTAGCCCACACACCACCCGACCAGCCTCAATCTTTCTTCGCTTTTTTTGCTGACTTACCCCGCGGACATAGACCACGACCTAAATCCCACGATGACCCACGTCCAAGCCCCGACCGCGCGGCCCATAGCACAGCCCCCGCCCTATGACCCACGACTTTAGCATAGTCAGGCACAATCGAATAGTACTGCCGTACTATTGCAGTCGAACCTTAGTTCGGATAGGATGATAGCGTTCGTCGTCCAAGCGCAGGTGCCAGCCTGCCCCGATCTGGGAGGTCGCCATGTCAGGCTCCGAGAACTACGCCGCTTTAGCCACAGGCCAACGGCCTGCCCCGCCCCGCGAGAGCTTCCTGCCGGAGGTCATGAAGCCGCGGCTGGGCGTTGGCTATACCCTCGTCCGTGTCCCCTATGCCGATTTGTTCAAGATCAAGTTCTACTCACGCGAGAAGCTCGTGGACGCACTCCATGAGCACGCGGTCGCTTGCGCCATCGAGCGCAAGGACATCAAGTCGCTCATGGGGAAGTTCGAGAAGCGCCTGACACGCGTGCGCTTCATGGACGACGGTGTCCATGTGCTGCTGCTGTCCAACGCTCCACCACTGTCCGATGTGCCTAACTTCTAGGGAGGTCCACCATGTACCGCGTTCTTGTCCACGGCGTAGGCGACAACTCCTACTCCGGTAACGGCCTCACGTTTGACAACGTGAGCGAAGCTGACCGCTATGGCTACAACCTGCTGTGCCGCTGGTTCGGCGCGGATCGCTATGTCGTCGTTGACGCCGACCTTGAACCCGACCAAGAGGGACACTGGTCCATCCCCCTCGCGGAAGAGGAGGCAATACTCCCATGACCCAGCAATACTTCGTGTCCTACTGTGGCTTCTGCCACAAGAACACCACGTTCGACCGCGGGGCCATCTGCCAGCGGTGTGGCGAGATGATGCCCGCGTTCAAGTCCAAGGCCAAACGAGCCGAGGACCCCGCGGACAACCCAGCCGAGCTCGTCGGCATGACGCCCGTCGAGGCCATCGACGCCCTCTACAGTAGCGAGCCGCGCTGGCTCCACTGGCTCAGAACGGAGGGAAATACCCCATGAGCCTCTCCGCGGCCTACCTCGACCTGCTCACCACGATCAGATTATGGCTCGCTTGCTCAGGAGCCATAATCTGCGCGTGGCTCGTTTACCTGACCTATCTGGCCCTGACACGGAGGTGACCATGACCCACGCGGCCGCGCGTCCGCATACGCGCGCAGTTCACGGTCAACGACGACCTGAGACGAGAGGAGACCACAATGAACGGCCCATCTAGGGAGGAGCGCAATGAGCGCAATCAGGTGCTCTACAGCATCCTCATGAAGGACCACGACAGCGATATGTTCGAGAAAACCAGCAACCCTCACGAGGCCGCACACAACTTCCTCGCCCGGCACATGAAGGTGCTCGACCTGACCAACGGCGACAACCTCATCCACGACTCCGAGGCCTCCGACCGCGTGGAAACCGCCGGTGGCGTCCAGTACAGCTTCACGCCCACAGCCCTCGGCCACCTTGTCAACGCCGTCATCTGCTCATGGACTGACTTCTTCCTCCAGCGGTTCGTCCCCATCGGCGTGGGCAGTATGGGCGACGGCCTGTCCGGCCTGTTCGTCGTGAACCCGGAGGTCCTCAAAGGCTACCTCGCCGATCTCATCAACATCGCCATGAGGCTCGCCCTCGCTCACCGCGACGGCAAGCTGGACGACTACTACAGCTCACGCACCGCGACCCTACCCGAACAGCTCCAGAATTGGGTGCTGGCCCCCGACAACGAGGAGGACAGCGATGAGTGACAACACGTCCCGCCTTGTCTACTTTGACGACGTGAGGATCGCGCTGTCCGTGGGCTTCGTCGCCCGCCAGCACGTTATCCTCTGGGGAAAGGGCGGCCACGCCAAATCCATGGGCGTCGATGAGGTGTGGGAAACATGGCGCGATGGAGGCGCGCGGGCCAGCAAACAGGTCCTCAGCATCGGCACCAACCCCCTCGACCTCGTGGGCGGCGGCGACCCGGAGAGCTTCAAGAACTACATCTTCGACCGGCCTCGCGTGGAGGATAGCTGGTTCGCCCAGTCCGATGTCCACTGCCTCGAAGAGATGCTCGACATGCCGCCGCGGACAGGTGCCTACATGAAGGACATGATCTCGGCACGCCTGTGGCGCTACGGTGAGGTCGAGGTGCCCATGCGCTGTCGATTGATCGTCGGTTGCACCAACCACGATCCGGCCGAGATCGCTAAGACCGATGATAGCGTGGCCGCACTTCTGGAGCGGTTCCCTATCCAAGTCCGCGTCATGTGGCCGCACTACACCGCTGATGACTTCGAGCAGATGTTCCGCGCGCTCGCCGATGGCAGCATCGACCGCCGTCGCAAGGGCAATAAATTCGAGGTGCCCGACTGGGACGCGATCAGACATCTCAAGCCGCTCTCAATGGACGATGACAGCACCGCGATGATCTCGGAGTATATGGGTCTCGCGGCCGAGCTTGGAGCCTACATCTCTCCGCGCACCGCGGTCTACGGCGCGCTCATGGTGGGAGCTTATGCGGCTCTCGTGGGCGCGGACAGCATCGAGGACTCCCACTTGGATATTCTGAGACTCTGCGTGGGCCTCAATGAGAAGCATGGCGACATCATGAAGCGCATGGAATACAAGAGCGCCTACATCAGGGACCGCAAGCTGCTTGAGGAATATCGCATGACCTCTGAGGAACTTCTCCAAGAACTCGCGGCTTCCGCGGACAACAACGACAGCACACTGGCCGTGGATGCGGCCAAGAGAGCACGGGGCTATAAGGTGAAAGTTACCTCACGCCAGTGGTGCGACGACGTGGTTGACGCCGCCATGAACCTGAAGGACCGCATGGCTCAGATCGAGAGCGATGCCCTCGTGATCGCCGGTCTCAAGGGCGGCAAGACCGTCCTCGTGGCCTACGGCGGGGCAACCGTCGCCGAGGAGGCCTCTAATGAGTAAATTCCCGGCCCTGAGGCGCACCACTCAGCCAGAACACTACCTCGACGTGCCCGAATGGCTCGTCCGCTTACGCTGGCATACGGCCATGGAGAATCAGCCCCATAAACGCGACCAACAGCATGGCCGCGGCGAAGAGCTACCGCTCAACCTCGTGCGTGACGTGGCCTCCCTAGACCAAGGCGGGGAACTCATCCCCCTCGATGAGTTCCTCGCCGAGGTCACGCGCCAGCCAAAGGCACCCGGCTTGGGGGAGTGGATACAGCGGCAGATGATGGCCTACGGCCTCGTCCAGCACGCCGACCTGTCCAACGTGACCGCGGGCAATACACCCTCTGAACGCGCCGCCAACTACGTCATCGCGGCCATGATCGCCGCCAGCCAACAAGGGCTCGCCAAAGCGCGAGGCGATTTTCCAGAGCCCGCGCCCGGAAACGCCACCGAGGGCGAGACCGGAAAGAACGACGGTATGCCCAACCTGTCCGGCCAGCAGGCGGGCAAGGAACAGGCCGAGGCGCTCAACGAAGCCTTCGAGAAGATCGCCCAGATGACGCCTCAGGAACGCATGGAGGCAATGGCCGCGGATGATGTCGCCGACGACAAGAAAGAGGAGAAACCCTGCAATAACTACGGCACAACGGCAGGCAAAGGCCCCAGCGATAGCACGCTCACCATCGTCCGTCTGGCCGCGCTTCAGCTCAACAGCAGAGTGCTTGACATCGCCGACCGCGTCGGTCGCAACCTCGACCTGCGAGTCGAAACCTCCGTCGTGCCTGACATCTCCATCCGCGATGACCCCGATGGCCGCGAGATCAACGTGCGCCCCATCGCCGGACCGCACGAAATCCCGCTCATGCAGCCCTCGGATAAAGTCATGCTCGTCCAGAACCCTCAGTACGCGGCCATGCGCATCACCCAGAGCGAGGCGACTGTACTGCCCAGAGCCACCAAGCTCACGCGCAAGCAGTTCGTCCTCATGTGCGTGGACCGCTCCGGCTCCATGAACGCCTACGAGCACATCAGACCTTTCCGGGCGGCGCTGGCCCTTGTCAACAACCGCGTGGCCCACGCCCTCAAGGGCGAGGTCGAACTGCACCTCAAGTGGTGGGCAAGCGACGTGATGAGCGGCGCTCACATCATCGACGAGACCAATGCCCACCAGTGGACACCGGCAAAGGTGGCCCTGAGCTGGAAGGGTGCTAGGGTCGGCACAGGCACCAATGTGGGCATCGCGCTGAGAAGCTGCCTCATGTACATCCAAGAGCACTTCGGCGAGGATGCCCACGCGCCCATCCCTGACCTCATGTTCGTGAGCGACGGCGAGGACCGGATCGAGCACTGGATGATAGACCCCAAGCAATATCAGCTCGCGGACGGGCGGCAAATACGCCTGAACCACTTCGGCATCACCGACCACCTGCCCATCAAGTTCGACCCGGATACCATGCGCAGGCACATGAGCCTCCTCGAACAGGGAGAATTCCAGTCGGCAGAACTCAGGGAGCTGTACGCGTCCGACTTCAACTACGCACTGGCGCTCATCGCCCGCCTGACCGGCGGCTCGGCTTGGTTCATCCACCCCGACACCGGTGACCTGTTAGACCCCAAGGAAATCTACCAAAAGCCGACGGCGGATGTAACCCACAACCCGTATACCGCCATGGGCGTCGGCCAGACACGCTGGACGCGTCCCACGTGGACCTCGCCCAAGGGCGGTTTCCCATGGCAGAAGAAAGGATAAGGACCATGACCAAGAAAGACTCACAACCCGCACAGGAACCCGAAACTGAAGAACTCACCACCGAAGAACTCGCCAAAGAACTGGACGCGCAGATCAGCGAGGCACCGGACAGAAAAATGCCTCCGCTCGTCTCGTGGACAATCAAGCTCAAGCACCCCGGTAGTGACGAGGCCGACTTCATCCGCATCGAAGAGTACAACGACCCGGTCGCGGTGGCGAACCTCGTGACCAACTTCCGCAATCACCTGCTCAGTACGGGATACGAGGAGGCCACGCGCGGAGGCAAAAAGAGCGTTGCGGTGACCGCCCCGCAACCCAGTGCCGAGGCCAAGCCCGCCGCGAGTAGTCGACCGGCTGCCCCGCCCCAGACTGGCTCGGAGCCGCTCGTCGCCGACGCCGACGGCAGTGACATGGTATGGCAGGCTGAGCTTTCCCGCCGCGTGGACGGGCGCTTGGAGCTGGCCGTATGGGGCTACCTCGGCGACGGCACCCAGATGCAGTACCCGCTCCTGCGCTACATCACCACACCGGAACACATGCACGAGGCGCTGGTGCCCGTGCTGTGGGAGGACCTCATCACCGAGGAACAACCGCTCCCGATCCGCGCCGACGTGGAGTGGCTCGCCCACTGGAAACAGGGACGACCGACCGGCAAAGGGGGACACTACAAGGACCTGATCGCACTGGAGGTGGCACCATGAACATGAATTGGGAAACTCTGAGCGAAGAAGCAGTAGGCGTGTTAGCGGGCCTGCTGGAAAAGGACTTGGAAGAACAGGCGGATTACCTGATCTCTCAGGAATGGTTCGCCATGACGGCAGACGAGATGGGCGACGACATCAGCCGCATGAACCGCGCGCTGACGGGCGCGGTCAAGATGGCCTTCGCCGTGGTCGTCATCAACTACCAAAAATGGCTGGGGGGCACGCACGACGGCGGGGCGGGCGTGCATAGCCTCTACCGCGCCCTCAACGCCCTCTACCGCGCCGCCATGTGGCACGGGGCCAAGATCGCCATTGAGAGAGGGCTGAGCATGAACGACCTGCATGACAAATACAGGGCGAAGATGGAGGCCGAGGAGGAAACTGATGGGCAAGAATCGTGACAGGGTGCTGGCCGCGGTCGCCGCGTTCTGGTTGACCTACGGCTACGCGCCCACCGTGCGGGACCTGACGGAGCTTACCGGTATCTCCAGCACGTCCGTCACACACTACTGGCTGGAGAAACTGCGCGAGGAAGGCGCGCTCACATGGACTGAGGGACAGACCCGAACCATCCGCCTGCTGGAGCCCGTGGAGGCCGCCGATGCCTAGAATGAGTGCTGAGGAATACCGGGAGCGCCTGAAGAAGGCGCTGGTCAGCTCGTACCAGAGGTCGGCGACGGAACATCCGTCCCTGCCGCTCATGGCCGAGAATCAGCGCGAACTGACCAAAATTTTCGGCGACATCTTCAACCTGTGGCCCCCCGCGGGCGACACCCGCTACGAGCGGTCGAAACGCCACAAGTGGGGGAATACGCTGGAGCAGGCATCGCGGGCGTCTGATGAAACGCCCATTCCCATCGACACGCTCCGGGCGATCTGGACCGACCTGTCCACGGGCCGCATCACCATCGCAGGCCCGTGGTCAGTCGTCCAGCCCACACGGGCAGAATACGCAAGGAGGACGCGGTGAATGAGTTAGACGAACAACTAAAAGCGGAGATTGACAGCCTCTCGCGCATAAACATGGCTCGCCTGTGGCGGTTCGCCCCCGCAGGCCACAAGTACTTCGTGAGAGGCCCCGTCTTTGACTACTTCAAGGCGAGGTTCGACAAGCTGGGCGGTTTTTCCCCGTCAATCTCGAAGAAGATAGGGTGGGAGGATAAATCATGAGCGGCGACTTTACCGACTTCTCCGACCTCACGTTTCACTTCACCAAATCCAAGGACGATTATGAGCGCCTGCTCCTGTGCGCGCTCCACATGGCCTCCAGCGCCCTACAGACGGGTATGGCAGGCCTGCTGGAGCCCGCACAGGCGCTCGCTGACATGGCCGAAGCCGTCGGGACAGACCTGCTGGAGCGCAGGCCCGGCATAGAGATCAGCATGGAGACCTTCCGCGCGGGGATGGTGGAGGCCACGGAGGGTATTGTGCTCAGCGCAAGGGGAAAATTCAATCTGAACAGCGACCAGATGCGCCAAGTGCAAACCCACGTGATCGACAGCATCTTCCAGATCGTGCGCGGAGAGGCCGACCTGCTTGATCTGCTCCTGTCCATTCACCACGAGGCAGGGGAATGATCGTGCCTCAAGTAGTGGTCGCTGTGTACCTGCTGTTGTTCGTGATGGCTGTTCTGGACTTAGCCGGGATACGACGAGAGGAGTAGACTATGCCTACCAAGCTACAGCTACAGGCCGAGAACCAATCCCTGCTCAGGGAAAACAACGCGTTGAAGGATGAGATTGGCCGTCATAAGATCGTCGCGCGGGCATGGGACGCCGTGTGCGTAGTCGCCGGGTGTGACGGCGGTATAGAGTGGGAGGTTTCAGTGGGCGATCACCGCACCATTGGGGTTTGCGAAGATCACTACGAGGACTTGAGATGTCTCTTCAGGTCCATGGGCGCGGAGGTTGTGGAGGAATGACTGAGAAACCAAAGTTTCCCGCGGACATCATAAGGAGGTCTGGTCGTGGCTGAAAAACACGCTATCGTCGGAGCGCGAGTAGAGGACTTGGCCAGCAATCCGATCAAAGGCTCCATCGAGGAGCCCTGCCGTGACTGCGAGCAACCAACGTGGGTGTCGCCCGCCACCCGCGAAGCCGCTGGCGAGGGAGCCCCGGTGATCTGCACGCACTGCTTCCTCGACATCAAAGACAATGACAGGGACCTTATGGCACTCACCCCCGACCAGTGGCGCGAGTTTTTGCGCGAAATGTTTCTCCGCCGTGACTAGCCGCCACATACCCCACGCACGCGACGCCGAGGAGGCCATCATCGGCACACTCCTCGTGGACAACTCGCGCTGGGACGACGTGCGCGCGGCCATCACCGACACCGACTTCCATGACCGGGAATTCCGACGCATGTTCGTCCACATAGGCGATGAGATCACCGCGGGCAAGAACGTGGACCTACTGACCATGACCGAGGACGGCTTCAACGTCGTGGAACTCACGCGGGCAATCAATACCGTGGGCTCCACCATCATGACCGGCGAATACATCGGCCTAGTCCGCGACCGGGCGCTCCGGCGGGAAGCCCTCAGTCAAGCGTCAGAGTTAGCACGGGCCGCCTATGACCTTGAGCATGACATCGAGACCGCTCTCGATGGACACATGGGCAAGGTTCAGCAAATGGGCAAGGTCGATGAACGGCTTGTCGTTCCTGTCGCTCAGGCGGCCAGCGAACTGTGGGACATGCTGGAGCAGCTTGGCAAAGGCATCAATCTGGCCGTCGAAACTCCGTGGAAAGCGATCAACACCCTCATCGGTGGCTTCATCCCGCCCGAACTCACCGTGCTGGCCTCCCGCCCGTCCATGGGCAAGTCGCAGTGGGCTATTCAGGTGGCCGACAGCTTCATCCGGCGGGGCCTCAGGGTTCTGTTTCATGACATGGAAACCGATAAGGTCTCGATCCTGCGCCGAATGGCCCTCATGCGCTCCGGCGTGGACTGGATGAAATTCCGCATGGGTATCCAGACCGCGGACGACATCGCCAAGGTCTCCGAAGCCGCCGTCGAGCTGATGCAGGCCGAGGGATTGTGGATTGTGGACAAGCGCATCCCCGTCGAGGAGTTCGCATGGGTGGTGCGCCGCCTCCACCGCGAGCACAAGCTCGACCTCGTGATCGTGGACTACCTCCAGCTTTACCCGACCGCGGGCAGAAACCGGGTGGTAGAAGTCGGTCAGGTGGCCAGCACCCTCAAGGACATCGCCAAATACAATCAGCTTCCCGTTCTCGCCACCGCTCAGCTTCGCCGCATCACCGAGCGCGCCGACAAGGAGCCCACCATGGACGACCTGCGCGAGAGCGGGGAAATCGAACAGGCGGCTGACTTGATTATTGGCATGCACCGCGCCGCCTACTATAATCCTATGCTGGGAGCCGACGATGGGTCGGGACCCACCAAATTCTCCGTCCTGAAGGCCCGCGACGGGGTGCGTGGAACCTTCACCAACCTGTATTGGGCCGCCTCCAGATTGAGGTTTGAAAGTGTCGCGCCACAACTTGAACGAGTTATGGGTAGCCGAGGAATTACGCCGACAAAAAGCCCCGCCATGGAAGAGCCAACACTCTTTCCACCCGACCCGGAAGTGGAGACTGGACTTCGCGTGGCCGGAACGGAAGATCGCACTGGAGATGGAGGGGAAGGGCCACGAAAGCTGGAGCCACATGAAGAGGGACGCGGAGAAGTACAACGAACTGGCCCTGATGGGCTGGAGGCTCTTCCGAATCACGTGGCGGATGCTGAAGGTGGACGGAACCGCGGCGGAGTGGATAAAGCAGATCGTGAAGGAGGTGAAGAGGACGAACCCTACTGGGACAGATAGTACCGAAGTCCTATAGACAAAAAGGGGTTTTAGGACGAAAATTTTGGTACGTACCAAAACCAAGGAGGTCCTGCATGACAGAAATCAAGGCGCTGAGACACGTGGCCCTCGCGGCCGTCGCCATCTCCAACAAGAACACGGGAGACACGCGCAAGCAGTTAGAGAAATGGCTCGACAATTTGGCCGAGACCTACGGGCTGACCCGTTGGGGCCTGACACCCAAGCTGATGAACCTAATCCTAGAGGAGCGTGAGACATGACTGACCAAGACGTAATACTTGAGGAAGAGTTCGAGGACGAAAGCATCGACGAAGAAATCGAAGAGGCACTCGACGAGGGCGTGGATGAGGACGAGGACCCCATCTATGGCTACATCCTCGACGTGCTCCACACTATCGTGGACGGCCAGCGCCAGACAGCCAGCGCCTTCGGGCAGTGGCTCGACATCGCCAATGAGGCTCCCTACCGTCTGGATTACGAGACCCAAATCTCTGTGCTCCAGTCCACCCGTGAGGGCGAGGACGTGGCCGCATGGGTGACCGGACACATGCTCGTCGGCCTGATGGAAGGGCAGGAATACTCGTCCGGCACCAAAATGCTGGAGCAGGTGGCCACTGCCACCGGACGCACCGTGGCCGATCTCCGCCAGAAGTACGACACCGCGAAGTACTGGTCGCCCAAGGTGCTCAAAGCCATTCTGGAGCACGACGACGCACAGTTCCTCTCATGGTCACACTTTGACCGAGCCCGCCGCGGGATGGAAACAGCCGAGGCTGAGGCGCTGGTCCAAGACGCTCTGGACAACACGTGGAGCGTGCGTGAGATGGAGCGGGTACGGATGGAGCGCAGAGACGTGGCGAAAGGCACCTCACGCGACCATCTGGAGCGCAAGCTGGAGTTTGCCATCAATGCCCTCTACTCCCTGCTCAAAGAGCCCGTTCCCGCGGCTATCGCCAGCGAGGCCCAGCTATTCCTGACCTCACTCGAAAACTTCCGTGCTTCTCGTCAATAGCGAGCCGCTGGGGGAGGCCCTTGTCGATGCGGGCCTCCCCATCGTGCTGTATTCAGGCAACCAGAAGGCCAAGGTCGATCTGGACCTCCACTCCGAGCAGTTCCTCGACCTGATCTTCAACAAGTTCGGGCTGGTCTACCTGCCCGGAGGGACACAGAACTTCACCAACGAGGGATGGGCGATCATGCTGGTGGTCCACGAAGAGGATGATGTCAAGGCGACGCCGGTCCTGCACCGTTTTCGGGAACCCGCCAAGGTGACCTGTGACCGCCTCTTTCACGCGGGCTTCGTGGTGCTCCTGCATGAGGACGAAAAAGGTCTGGACTTCCTCGACGGATCGACTGTCGTTGGCTGGCTGATAAGACCAGCGTACTATTGCAAACCGGACCACGAACCGCTACAATAGCGTTGTCTTGCCTGCCATTGCAAAAATGGTAGGTGAGGACCTCCTGAAAAGCCCCCGTTCCGAATAGCGGGGGCTTTTCACGTGCGCGTGCAGTTTACGGTCAGGGTTATCCTGACGGTGCCTTGTCCGTCTTGCCGTAGCTGTCCTCCCTCAGGCCTCGATAGGCTATCTGGCCGAAGAGCCAGTTGATGAGGGCCAAAAGGAGCGCCTGATACTGCGGTGGGACTTCGTTCACGAGACCCAGCGCAAGGATCGAAGTGGCCGCGATGGAGAAGATACCGGCCAGCAGGATGGGCACCACAATCTTCACCCAGCGCGGCAGACCGTGCCACCACGACATGTTCTCGAAGAAATAGGCCACGACATAGCCCGCCAGCACCATCGCGCCGCCGCGGGTGGTCAGCCATGTCAGGACCTCAACCAACGTTCCGAAATCGCTTTCCATGATGTTCTCCTAGCCTGTGGCCGCGAGCCTTAGCAAAACGACGACAAAGCCCACGCCCGTAGTGACCCATGCTCCCAGAACAATCCACGCCAAACGCGTGAGAGCCGCTGTAAAGCGTTCTATGAAGAGCATGCGTGTCAGGACACCTTTTTCCGGCTCCCCATCGCCGTAGAGCGCCTCATGAAGCTCAGCGAGCATCTGGCTGTTCTTAGACACCGCATCCTCCAGCTTCTTGATCTCCCGGTATAGCTGCGCATTGGTCACGCGCTCAGCCATGGTGCAGTTCGGGGTGCGCTTCCCAGAGCAAGTTCACCTTTTCCTCCAAAGAAAACACAGGTGGGTTTGGCTGGGACCAGCCCTGATGGGAAGCGATCTCGTCCATCCAGTCCTCGCGCTGGTTCTGGTGCATGTAGTCCATGCTCCAGTATCCCACGCCTTGATGCCCCAAGAGACCCGCCGTGCGGTCAAACTCCCTCAGATCATTGAGGGTCGGCTCCCATCCCTTTGAGTGATAGGCCGACCCCAACGCACAGAACGGCAGGTCGGCCAGCGCGCTGAGCTGTATCTCGCTCTCTTCTAGCTGCTGGCCGGGGTTGTGCTTCGTGAGCCAGTACACCTGTGGCTGGTGGAAGGTGGAGACCAAGAGATACTTGTCCCATGGCAGGCTGGAGTGCAGATCAGGATACCGATAGGAACAAAGACCTACGTCGGGCATGCTGAGGTCGTTCACATACGCCGCCGCTTCAGCGTGCTTGCCCTTAGCCTCCCCTTCCGGGTCCATGCTGTAAAAATCCAAGCGCAATCGCTCCACCTCCTTGTTGGCCACGGCTGCTTCAGCACGGGCATAGCTGACGCTGGTGTGATAGAGATAGTGCCAGCCGCCCACCGTGATGCCTTCTGCTTTCAGCAGCCGCACGGCTTCGTCTATCCAATCCGGCGTGTGCCAGTACTTCCACTTGCCGTCGGCAATTTTGATGGCAACCCAGTTCAAGCCCATCTTTTTGGTATGTACCAAAAGCTGCTCCGGGCCGCCGACTTGAGCCATCCGCCAGACATAAACCCCCTTACCCTTCGGGATCATCGTTTTTCACTTTCTGGAGTTCGAGTGCCTTCATTATCTTATCCATGATTTCAACAACTGTCACCTTGGCGCGCAGCCCGCTGACGTTGACTTTGTCCAAGAGTTCCAACAGAAAAGACAGCTCCTCTTTTGTGAACATTATGCAGGCGCTACCGTCGTTATGGTGCCGCTTGAACCGCGCCATATCAAAGCACCTGCCTGCGCGTATAGATACCCTCCAGAAGTCGGATTTCCCGTCGGTGCCGCATACCGATTGCGCACAAACGCGATGCCCACACCACTCTGAAAATTGGGCATGTTAGTGTTTTGCCGGAACAACGCGACGTTACCGGTTGACCCTTCCGTCATGAGGGGTGCCAGAACAAACGCGTGCCCGCTGTAGAATTTGAAGTCAAAATCCTCAGTGGCACCATTGAAGATCAGGATGTGCTGCCCACTGACTATGCTGTGGGATAGATAGTAATAGGTTGATGTACCGATGGTGTTGTTGAAATACATCGGTATGGCCGTGTCGCTATTCATGCTCAGGATAGGTCCCTGAACCATGCCGCTCACCAAGTCCTCTTCTCTGGCCCGGATCGTGACCGAGGCTTTCTTGTCGGCGTCTGAGATAGCCTCCATGAAAAAGGCGCTTTCGCCCGCCTGCCCCCCTGATGTAGCGCGGATGATCACAAGGCGTCCGCCCTTTTCACCATTGGCGTCATACCACTTCACCTCGTTGTTGCCGAACTCGCCTGCGTCAATCGAGATGCCGCTGTCATCAATAGTGACCGTACCGGCACCAAGCTCCACCTTGCCCCAGCGCATGTAGAGACCGGTGCGGTTGATCTCAACTGGCCCAATGATCTGCCGGTTCAGATTGCCGTAGGAAGGCGACATGTCCTTGGCCAGAAGCGAGACCATCTCGGCCCGATCTCCCACATCTCTGAGGCGCGCCAGCTCGTCCTCGTTGAGAGGGTCCTGATCGGCGATCTTCTCCAGCAAGTCAGCAAATTTCACGGCAGTCCCACCTTCCACAGCACTGCATCATAGGCCATATCGTCCGTCTGCAACTCATTGCCCCACAGGTCCACCGGCGGGTTGAACCACATGCCCAACTCATCAATCAGGCGGCGCTTGTCAATCCAGTCATCAGCCGCTAGTTCTCCGCTGTGCCAGTAGCGGCTGTTGACGTAGATGATGGTCGGCAGAGGCTTTGTATCGACGACAAAGTCCACCACGACACCGCCTCGGAAATGTCGGCCGCCAAGGAGCCCGACCTGAAACTGAATCTGGGTGGCTCCGTAGCCCGCCCGGAGGAGGGCTTCGTATACACGTACTTCAAGACGGTTGGCTCTCTTTCCTTGAATACTGAAGATGCCCTGCTGCTCATCATGTACCTCCCGCAACGGGTCGGCGCGGTCCTCCTGCACCGGGTTGGGCCGTGAGGGTCGGGGATACTGATGGACGAAACGCTCATCCCCTCGCGGCGTGCGGATAGGGTACTGGAGTACCACCCTACACCTGCGTCTCGATCAACCTCACGCGGGCAATCAGAATACGGCTCTCCCCCGCGGTGACCTCGTTCACGGATAGGCTGGTGGGGTCCACCAGAACCGTCTTGCTGTCATACTCCTCCACCACGCAGTTCATGGTCAGCGGCAGAGGGTCGTCCACCGCGTCCTCCAAGAACGAGAAAATCTGCGCCGCCGTGTAATCTCCGGGGTCGCCTTGCAGGTCCTCCATCGGCTCATCGTCCTGCTCGGACAGCAAGAAGGTTACGTCGTAGGCAAAACCCGTGGGGAAACGTCCGACGTAATCCAACACCAGAGATTGCACTTCGGGGCGCACGGTGGCGTCCTTGGACCTCAGAAGCGAGCGGAAGCGCAGTCTATTTCCGGTGGCGTAGGTCAATGTGCCTATGGTGTTCTGCTCAGTCGGGGATGTGATGAATTGGTCAGTCCACTCGGTCCATCTGGTGTCATCGTCGTCGCGATGCTCCAGCACCATGACGTTGTCGCTGTCGAGGTTCTCAGAGAACACGGTGGCAAAGGCCCAGTGCTTCGGTATGTCCAAGAGATTGTCGGCCATCCATCCGCCCGCGACGTAGGCGTCCCAGTGGTACTTGAGATTTAGCTCTGCTCGCGGCTCAGTGGATAGGGTCGGGAACTGAATAAAGCCGGTAAAATGGTCCATACCCACCCACAACCTAGAGACGTAGTAGGGGATCACCTGATAATGCAGAGATCGTATGCGCTCACCGTTGGGGGCGCGGAAAATCTCGTGCCAGCCCGCGCCGTTATACATCTGCACCGTGGACCACACATCACCCACGCCGCGACTGTCCACAGCGGCGAAGAGGTACTTGGCATGAGGTTGGAGTGCGGAGATGGGTCCTTGCTTCTTGGGAGGCAAGCCATCGTCGCGGTTGGGTCCCATGTCCTGCTGGATTTTGCCGAAGAACTCCTCCAGCCCATGAGCCATGGTGTAATAGAGATAGGGGGTTTTGGTCGCGGCCGCCTGCCCGGTGTAGTCGGAGCGCATGAACTTGAGCTCATCCAGCACAAGGTCAGGGACATCATTGAGCACTGCCCACAGGCCATCCTCTTTGATGACCCACACGTAGCCGTCGTGGCTCAGGATGTTCTTGATGTCTGAGTTGTTATCACCAATCCGAATGGGATCGCCGAAAGTCAGATCGGTGCCCCAGTCCTGTAGGTCGGCCCTAGAAATGCTCACGTCCCCGTTGGCATCGGAGTTTAGGGAGCGGTAAACCTGCATGGTCCCGCTCTGCTCGCGGTTGAGGATCATCAGATCAGATTCGTTTCCGGTTTCCGTAGCCGTCTCCCGTGTCCATGTGCCTGCGTTGTTGTAGGCTCTGAAGCGCACGAAATTGCTACCATTCCCTTGCGGGAAGTAGACCACCTCATTAGAGATCAGAGGCGGCCCCGAAACATTGGCGATGGCCGGGCTCAGCCCGGTGATTTCCTGCCATACTGCCGCCTGACCGCCCTGAATCACATAATCGCTGTCCGTGGAGGGGTTGGTATCCCACGCCGGATCGACCGTGATCGACGTGCCATCGCTGTCAGTGATGAGGCGCTCCTGCCCCTTGCCGGTGCCGCCGGAGATCACAAGCGTCCCGTTTATGAAGGCGTCATTAGCCCATGATTTCGAGGCATCCGTGATGGAGTTGGCCGTAGCACTATCCACCACGCCCCTGTCCGCGTGGAGGTAGAAATTGGCGCTGCTCCCATCGGCTCGGCTCTCTATCATGTACAGCGCCCGTTGGTACTCAAACTTGATCCGCCTGACCGAGGCCGCGATGACCGTGGTGTCGCTCTCAAACAGGGCAAAATACGGTGCGCCGGTCCAGCCGCTCTGCGCCACCCATGTCGAGGCGTCTGTGGAGACCATGACCGTGGAGGTGCTGTTGTCGGGGTCATAGCCCAAAAGCCACTTCGAGGGGTGACCGTCCACGTGAAAGACCATCCAGTAGTCGGTGCTGTCCGCCAACGATCCGGTGCCGCTGGAGAAGGTCACGCGCCGCACCTCGGAGTGTTTGCCGGGGTTGGTCACGCCCTCCTCGTCAAAGGTATCGACCGCGGCCACTGTGTCACACCATCCCCCACTGATGGCGTTAGGCTCACCGGCGCTGTCAGTAAACACCCCCATCCTGAAGGGGGTGGCAGGGGTGTCCTGCTTGCGCAGAACCGCCAGCCCATAATCGGCGTTGAGGCTGCCAGACTGCGTGAACTTCACCGCCACATAGACCATGCTGGCGGCCTGCTGATTGTTGTCGTAGAAATCCATGCTGGGGCGGTCGTCGCGGGGCATAACCGTGGTGTGGTTGCCGATCCCCGGCACAAACTCAAACAAGGGGGCTGGATACCACCGGCCCTGCGTAGCCGTCCACGCGAACCCGCTGTCCTGAAAGCGGGTCGTGTTGCGGTCCCAGTCCTCTTTGCCTCGGCCGCCGCTCCAGTCGCTCTGTTCAATGGCTGTGTAGGGGGGCTGGCGGTCGTCAAAGCGCCCCTGCGCGGGCTTGGAGACAACAGTGCTGCCGCGAACCGAAGAGCGATTGATAGTGCCGCGGGAGCTGGGCTTGCCATCCGAGGTGCAGGCAATCAGGCCCCGCTCAGACGCATCGGTCTTGGTCAGCTTGATGTGGTGGGTAGCTTCCTCAACGTTGGGACCGACACGGATCGTCATGTCAGTTCACCGGGGGATAGGGAACCCTCGTGTCGGGCTTCCACAGCGAGGGTGGGGAAATCTTGGGCGTCTCTTTCTTCATGGGGACCTTGTACCGGCGCATAGCGTCCGCTTCTCGACGGAGCGCCGCGTTGAGAGCGTTGGTGATCCGGTCCGGGGGGACCGAGAACTTCTGGTAGCGCCACTCCAAGACGCGCCTGAGGGTCATGGCCGAGATCAGATCAATATGGATGCGGTCGTCGAGCACATCATCATCGTTATAAATGTTGCTCTGGGTGGACCAGTAGGTCAGGCGGATGGTGTAGCCGGAGATGGGATACGCTTTGAAGGTCAAGGTGTGCGTGTGCAGGGCGGAGCTTTCAGGCCAGTAGTCAAAGACCCTCTCATAGTTCAGGGGAGCCGAGGTGCGGGTGGCAATTTCCACCCACAGCAGATTGCGCTCTGTAATTCCGTCTGGAAGGGTGTAGGTCTTGGTGCTGTCAGCAGTGGTGAGCGTGGTGTTCTCAAATTGGAGCTTGATCTCCGATAGGGCGTCGTGCATCTTGTCCACGATCAGGGAGCGGCGGTAGCGCGGCTTCACCAGTCCATAGCGGTCGCCCCCGTCCACCTGCGCCGACAGACCGGGGTCCTCAAGCACCACCGTGCCGCTGGCTCCGGTGTAATCGGCGATAATCGCGCTCTCGCCGGTGGGAGCCGCTCCCAGCCCGGCCGCATCGTAGTAGATCAGGGCCGTGCCGTGGTTCCAGATGTCGTCGCTCTCCCCGCCGGGCGTCATCCCGTCCACAATCGTGGTGGTGCTCCCGCTGTCCGCAACACCCGTAATATAGGAACCCGGCAGGTCCTCGGCGACCTTCTTGATGACATCAAATACAGTGGTCATTTGCGCCTTCTCCGTTTGCGCTTCTTCTTCTTCTTGTGATAGGGAAGTTTGGTGCCCTTAGGCGTAGAACGCGCGAACTCCTCTGCCACCTCCGGGTGGTGCATCCACAGGTATCTGCGCTGAGCCTCGCTTTTGAAGGGCATTGCGCGCCGTTACTCCGTCAGCACAGTGGGGGCCACATCAAACGGGCGCTTCGGTAGCTGTTTGGCGGTCTGGAGCGACACCTCAAGCTCCATGTCCTCCGACTGCTCCCGCATCGCCAGCACTTGCTTACCCGTCAGTTCCTCAACCTGATAGCCAAAGTCATCTTCCATCTCTTTGACGATCCACTCCCCGTTCTTCTGCCGCCTACTCACAAACGCCCGGCCGCCATGAAACGGCACACCGAGCGTGGAGCCTTCGTAGGTGGGGTTCAGCGTGGTGACCAGCCAGCCGCCTTCGTGCAGGGCGTCATGCGGTGCCGTGCGCACAGCGGCCAGTTCCTTGTCCCGGTCCTGTAACATGTCCTGAACCGAGTCTAGCTGGTCTCCCATCGCCTCCAGCATCTCAATCAGCTGGGCACGGGTCTTGCGTTCAATGGGGCCTTGGAACTTACCCTCGACGTTGCCCTTCGGCTTGATCTTTTCGATGCCCTTCTCGTCGCTCTCGCTCATCCTTCGTCTCCTTGGGTAATCCGAGGTGGCCCTGCTTCAGGCCCGCCTGCCGGGCCTTCTCTGCACTCTCTTTGTCCCAGCTAGTGTACATCCTTTATCTCCTCATCTCAACTATTTCGCCGTCGATGTTCTCCCAGTCGCGCTGAGGTTTTTGGTACATACCAAAACGCCTGCGCCGCTCTACCTTGGCTTTGTAGTTCCGCCATCCTTGATCGAATTTCTCGCCCAGTACGTCCCAACTGGAATTGCCCCAGCGAAAGGGTTGCGGCACACGGGTCATCACCTCCCCACAATCAGGACAGAAGAACCGGCTGTCCTCACAGTCCGAGATGGGGTGCTGGATTTCAAATTCCGCCTCGTCCTTGGCACACCGGTAAACGTACAGGGGCATCAAAGACGCTCCACAATCCCCAGAAACTCCTCGCGGGTGGTAAAGACGAACTCGTCTCCAATCGTGATCTTGAGCAAACTCTCGCCAAAGGGCCTGATCTCCGAACGAACTGCCTGATTGATCTGAAGGGCATCCTGACTTTCGTTCATCGACCGCGTCAGGTCCGAAAGCTCAATCCCGTTCTCGCGCCCCCGGTACAGCCCCATAGGGATGGGGACGTGCTTGAAGTTGGCTTCACGTGAAACACGCAGCCAGAACTCGTAGTCCCCGGCGCTCTCCATGACGTCGCTGAACCCGCCGTGGAACTGGTGCAGGTTGGCCCGCCACATCGGCTGAGGCCCAATGAAACATCCCTGCGTCAGGGCATAGCGGCTGTAGTCGGGCCATGCGAACATGCCCGGCTCACCCACCTCACGCCCCATCGTTATCTCTTTGCCTTTCCATTTGGCCCACCATTCATCCCACGTGTCGTTCTCCCACGAGATGACGCTGTCGTGGTAGACGAGATCAAGTGAAGGGTTCCCAGATAGTATATTGGCCATAGTTCGGTACGCGTGTCGTTGATGCCGGTCATCGGTATTGGCGTTGGTGAGAAACTGCCCCGACGCCTGCGCAATGCCCAGATTCCAAGCCCGATAGACAGTAGGCACATCCCTAGTTGTAACAATCTTGACCGGCTTTTTGGTCTCATCAACAAACCCCTCTGCTATAGACCGCTCAAGGCTCCCCTCCTGACAGACCACCACGATCTCCATGCTGGTCTCGCTCTGATCAATCAGGTCCTCCATGAGGCCGCGCATGTAGCGATCCGCCTTATAGGCGCTGACAATGGCACTGACTTTGGTTTTGTAGCGGTCAAGGACGTGATTGAGAGGGAGCGTTTCAAAGCCATGGTACTTGGTGAAAGCACTGGCATTGATAATCCGGCGGCCGGAGCGTTCGTACTGGTCGCGGGCAAAGGCATAAGCGATCTCTGACATCCCCAGATCGGGCAGGTTCCATTTCACCCCCTTCCCGAAATACTCAGGGTCGAAATGCCACTGGTCCGGTCCCATCGAGGTCGTTTCCTGATTGGGACTGCCCTCTATCTCACCGTAGTTATGATCCATGCCCACAAGGACAACCCGATGGAACCCCATCCAGTAGGCGATCTGGAGCGCCACATAGGTCACGGTGTGGCCCTCCCACAGGGGCTCCCCCGCGTACTGGGCGAACGAGGGTGTGCGCTTATCAGTGCGGATACCAAAGACATCGCCCACGTGCATGTAGCGATCCCCCGTCTTGTCCTCGGTTTTCATCACCTCCTCGTACTGCTCCGGCATGAACTTGTGGGGCCGCTCCATGGCCTTGATCTCGTCACCGAACTGCTCAATGACCAGCGGGTTCACACACACATAGTAGTCCGGCTCGAAACCCTTCAGATAAATCCGGTTGGTGCCAAAGACCCGGCCGTAGTTCCTGAGGTTCTCAAGGTCCACGTCCCTGAGGCTCGGTCCATTGCACAGGATGAAAGCGGTTTCCCCCTCATGACAGTCCTGAAAATCGACGATGGCTTTAGTCCAAGACATTCATGGCCTCCAAGACGGCTAGTACCTTCAGCGGATCGACGACGATGTCTCGATTGCGGGCCTCACCCATCACAAACCCGTAACGTGTTTCTTCAGGTTCTCCCATAATGCCTTTTTCTCCTCCTCCGTGGGCGGCGTGAATAAGGGTGAAGGCGCAGGGGTTGATGTAGCGGGGCGAGAATAGTTCGACAAGGCCTGTTGACTCGCCCCAGATCGCGTTGGTGGAACCACCACCATGCGGAGCGACAATGACATCGCATTGTGAGAAGATGCGGACTTGGTCGAGGAAGCTGTGTTCTTCAGGGCGGATTTTCTCAAAACCGTAAGGCGATAGCTCTCCAAGGAGTCGGTCCTCGTCAATAACTCGACGTTCGGATGATCGTTCGCGGCTGATGTAAAGGCGGCGGCCAAAGGACCCTGCCAGTGCGCTCCCGCCAGACTCGCCTGCAACGGTATCTCGAACTTGATCTCGCATCCACTGGATAGCGGCAGGAGACGCGCGACCGCGCTCACGGCAAGCCGCGGGTACGACAAGACAAGGCGATGAGTAGTGGGGTTCGGTGGTTCGTAGGTGCCTGATGCCGAGTAGCTCAAGACTTTCGGCCACAAACTTCGGAGGGTTCGCTTCCACCAGTACCACAACGTCGTCCGATTGAACGAATTGATAGTGCTCCACGGCCCGAAGCCGCGGGAGGAGTTCCGCAACCCAGTGGAAGTAGTTCCCCGACCAGACGGATACGAGAGAACAAACGGGGGTTTCAAGTTCCTTGGGTGGCTCCGAGAGGGCATGGTTTGACCAGTACAGGTAAGGCGCGTTGCGCTCCAGAACGTCCAAGCGCCCCACAAATGCCGTGTCCATGATGTAGTCGCCGCCCGTGGTCACCCCCAAGCCCGCGGGCTTTACTATGCTCGCATTGTAAAACAACCCGATGGGCTTTGGCGATAGTACTTTGGTACCAATCTTGTCACGAAACTCACGGGGGAGGACCTTCTCCACATGGACAGGCTCCGGCAGCGTGACCGTCTCCTCGCCGATGTCGTCCATGTAGGCGTCGGCACGGTCGGGGAAATCCTTGGAGAAGATCATACGTCCGCCCATTTGCCCACCACTGTCACTTCTTCCATGTCGAAGCGGGAGTAGTCGTCGCCGATGAGATCGTCGCGCGTGTACTTCATAAAGGCCAAGAACTCGCGCAAACCAATCTCGGCATCGGGTCCCAAGAGATGCCCGGTGTGAACGGACAGATCGTTGTAAATCTTGAAGCCAGCCTGACGGGCCTTGATGCAAAAGTAGAAATCCTCCCCGGCGGCGTTGGCGTTCATCAGAAAGTAGGGGGCGTCCATCGCCTCCAGCACCTCACGCCGTATCAGCGTGAAGTGCATCCCACAGCCACCGATTTCCCAGATGTCATCATCGGTCCGGGGCAACACTACCGCGTTCTCGGTGGTTTCGTCAACGCCCATTTTTTTGGTATGCGCCAAAATTTTCCGGATGGCCGGACCGAACTTGAATACCTCCATGCCCTTCTTGTTGCGGCCCAGATAACTGCCCAGCGTGGGCATGGGGGGCAGGCCTCGCTTGTACATGCACCCACAGATGATGGGCAGCCTGCGCTCGATCAGGCGCACGATGGCATCGGGATGAAAGGTGCAGTCGCTATCAAGAAACAGGAGGTGTGAAAACTCTTGAGGATGGCGGAGGAAATAGTCGGTCAGGTAGTTTCGGCCCTCGTCCACCGAGTGCCCTTCGAGGCGGGCATACACCGTGGGCGGCGGTTTCTTGGCGTGCATCAGACAGTCCACGTACTCCCCATAAAACGACCGGGTGTGGGGAGTGGCAATCATCAAGCCAGCCATGGGGCCTCCATAAGCAAACAGGGAGAGGGCACGAAGGCCCTCTCCCATTCGGTTTGTCGCTTATGTTCCGTGTTACGACCAGTCTACAGCGCGGTCCCAATCGAAACCGACGCCGGAGACGATCCCAGCTTTCACAGCGCCCCAGTTCGGAGTGCCGGTCGAGCCCGCGCTTTCCAGTACCAATTTCACGTACTTGTACGGCGTGGCAAAGGGCACGATGAGCTCAGCACTGCCAGAGGCAGCGATGGTCTGAGCCCCGCCCTTGTAGCGTGAAATCTCGTAATACGTGCTGTCATCGTTGGACGAAATCACCTTAGGAAGCAGGGTGTTGGTCGTCCCAGCACTGGAGGGCACGCTCACTCGAACCGCCATGCCACTGACAGGGGTGGACCGGATGGTCAGCGCGCCGGAGGTCTCGGTCTGTGTCAGGTTCCCGGTCGTCCGGAACATAAGGTCATTGTCAAAAACAGGCATGACGCTCTCCTATGTCCAGTTGGCCGCGTCCTCGAAGTTCCTCAGACGCGTTACACCGTATGAACCGAACCCAGCCAATCCGACCCACCAGTCGATCCTCAACAGCTTGGTGGGTTTGCTCTCGCGCTCACCGCCGCTCAATGGGTCGTACACCTCCATCGGAGAAAGCTGGATGCCCATGAGCCCCTGCTCCATGTCGTGAGACACAAAATAGGCGCTGGTTGCATCCGTTCCCGCGTCACCCGCGGTTTCCGTGCTGGAGATGATCTCCGAGGACTGATCGGTGTCGAGGCCCATGTCATAGAACTCCGCACCCTTATAGGTGAGGATTTCCCTGTCAAACGCATCACGCGTGACATCAAACAAGGGGCCACCCGATACACCGAGGTACCTCTGAACTCGACCAAAGCCCCAGTACGTTCCTTCGTTCATGAGAATCTTGCTGACCATCCCGTTGTTGGCACGGTACATGGCCTGCTCCCACTTGTCGATGAACGCACGGGCATTGGCGGCGCTTGCGGTCGGGTCCAACGCGGCGGATGAAGAGCCCGCCGCGTATACCGACTGTCGTGAAGGCATGGAGGCAATCCGTTTCTTCAGGCCCTCAAAGCCATCCTCATCCGTGGCGTGGTCGCCCTGCACCACGTACTTGGAGAAGGTGATGGCCATGGAGCGCAGCTTCAGGCGGGTCTGAGCGACACGCGGTTTGATAATCACGTTGCCGATCTTCTCAAACACACGGTCAAACTCAATCTCGCCACCGAAGCCGTACACGCTCTCCCAGACCTGCTCGAAGTCTCCTTCGCTCGCCGTATAGCCCTCGTTGATCCTGCGGAACGCTACCGACGGCAGGTTGGTGGCCCGAATGGCTACGCTTGTGAGGCTGTCCACGTTCTCGAACGGCCACTTCGCCATGATCGGCGCATAGCGCAGGAGGTTCATGATGATCCCCTTGCGCAGTGGCTCGGTTTCGAGTTTCGCGACCTGAGCCAGCGTGATCGCCATTTCGGTTGTCCTCCCAGACTAACCTACTCGTTACTTTTCCCCGTACAGCCCCATTTCAAGAAGCTCGTCGGGGTCGTCGATGTCCTCCAAGGGATTTTTCTTCGACGACTTTCCGGTTCCCATGTCGGTGGGCACGAGGTGTTCAAGGTCCGTGTCCCCAACACTCCCTCCAGCCGCTTGCCGTTGAGCTTTCTTGCCCGCAGCAGCGACCACGCTCTCGATGTACTTCACGGGACCCTGATCGGTCACCAGTTCTTCGAGTTCGGGATCACCCTGTTGCAAGCCATGCTCGCTGGCAACGAGGTTGGCTGTGAACCACACGGGGTCGCTTTCCGGGGTGCGCTCTACGTTGGTAGCCTCGCCCGGCTCGCTGTTCCCGCCTTCCTCATCAGCCGCGGCATCAGAAAAGCTGGTCAAGGCTTCACCCAGAATGTCCTGCCGGACTTTCGACAGATCAGCCCCTTCGGCCAGCAACCCGGCCTCTTGGAACTTTCCGGCAAGCGCATCAAAGGATTGAGCCTTTTCCTCTATTCCTTTCCGCCACCTCTGGAGCCCTCCAAGCGACTTGTTCATTTCTTGGGCCACCATGCTTTGAGCTTCCCTGCGCACATACTCACGAATCTGTGCTTCGGTCATCCCCGCCGTGGGACCCTTAGAAATGGCTTGTTCGGACTTGCGCTCCTCACCCTCACCGGGAACGCCCGCGGTGTCCTGCGCTTTCTCCGTCATGGATGCTCTCCCACTGCCGAAGGACGACTTACGTTACGTGAGTACTACGTCCAGATAGTTCAGGAGGCGGCAGTTCTGGGCTGATCTTATTTTGGTACGTACCAAAAGTCAAGTTTACTGCCCAAGAAAGTTCTCAAAGAGCTTGCGGGGGTCGGTGTAGGGCGGCAGGTTCAGCGGCTCCGGCACCACCTGCTCCGGCGGCCCTGTGTACTGCTCGGCCAACGTCTTGGACAGCCACGTATGAAAACTCCCCGACGGCTGGCCCAGAAGCTCCCAGATGTCCCGCACCTCGTTGCGCGTGTCTGTTGACAGCGGCTCGCCGCTATCAAAATACCGCTCCAGCTTGAGTTGCAGGGACCGGGGGAAGAAGCGAGAGACGTATTCGTAGGGCACCTGCTCATAAAACTCAGAGGTGATGCGCGGTACCTCGATCTCCTCGCCGCTCTCTTTCCCGGTCACGTACTGGCGCACAAAAGCGTCCAGTTCGATCTCGTCAGGCGGGGTCTTTTCGGCCTGCGCTTCAAACAGACCCGACAGCACCGCCAGCATGCCGAACGTCTCATCCTTGATGTCGTGGCGCAGGACGGCATCTGCCAAGGGGTTGAGCTTCTCGCCGAAATCGGCCAGCCGCTCGTCGATCAGAAGCGTCTGCCCGTCCTTCCACTCCCAATACGCTATAAGCCGTGAGTGGTCACCGTACTGCTCGCTGGTGTCCTTCAGGAAGCCTTGCGAGTTGCCGCCGAGGTCCTTGATGTCCCAGAAAGCGGACTGCAATTCAAAGATGTCCTCGCCAAAGAGCTTCTCGGCATCAGCATACATGAGCGAGCGCATGTAGCGTTCGATGTAATCCACCCCACCGTAGTACTGAGAAAGAATCGGATGGTTGATGACATAGGCCGACTTCCAATCCATCGCCTGTTCGACGCCGGGGTTCTTGTCCAGCCAGTCATAGGCGACATCCGGGTCATCTTCGTTCTTGTTGCGGATGGCGAAATAGGCGTCGATCCGGTCGTGAATGTCAGACCCAAACCTTTCCGCCATGATGCGCCGCATCGTCCGGTTCTCGCCCCGCACCTCGGCCCACTGCTCAGCGCGGGTGCCCTGAGGCACCTCCAGCACAGCCGCAAGGTCCACGATCCCCGCCATGAAGCGGCTGTAATCGCCCTCACGCCACGGGTTCTCGGTTCCCGCAATCACCGTGCCCTTGCTGTCGTAGAACTGGTCGATGAGTTCGGAGGGGATGTCAGCCCACTCCACGAACTCGGAGAATTGGCCGGGGGGGATACGGGACAGGACGTTATAGGTCAGCGAGCGGTCTCTGGCGGCCGAGGGCTGGCGGGCAATCAGCACCGCGTCCATGAAGGGGAACGCCTCGCGCAGATTGTCCCACCCATCGGCATATTCCTCCGGGGTCATGCTGTCCGCCTGTGAGATCAGGGCGCTCCGGTAGGCAAAGAACTCATCCAGAAGGATGTCATGCTCACTGCGGCCCTTGAAGCCGGGGCCGCCCAGAAATCCGGAGATCGCCCCCAGACGGCGGTTCTGGATGGCGTTGTTGCGGGCCTGCTCCCAGATGTCGCCTTCCTGTACACGCCCCGCATCAATCACCTGCGCCAGCGAGTACTCGTCATTGTCGGCCAGTCCATACAGCTCCCGCCCGACACGCCGCCGCTCGAAATAGTCCATACCATCTGAGAAGAACCAGACGCCGGGGTCCGGCTCACGCATCCAGCTCGGCAGCTGTTCTTTGTCGCCCAGAATGTGATGGATGAGGTTGGTTTGGGGGAACACGCGCCCGGCCATGGCCGCCGCCTGATCGTCCTCACCCCTGAATTTGTGGTTGAGCGCCGCCATCCACTGAAAGGGCGTCCATACCGATGGGCCGTATTTGCCCAGCCCATCCACCAGCGCCGACAGTTCGTTCGTTTGCCGGTCCGGAAGATCGAAGTCAGGGCCAACCATGCCGTACAGCGGGTTGAGATTCTGCTCCACATTGAAATAGAGCGGGTTGTCCCAATCCACACCCAGAAGCTCGTTGGTGTTGACCTGATACTTCCACCAATCGGGTTGGCCCGCGTGTATTTTCTCCATGTGGCGGCGGTAAATGGCATAGCTCCTCAGGATGCGAGGATTGTTCCAGAGCCGCTTCATCCATTCATAGTAGGTCCGCCCATACCAGAACTGGTAGGGGAACAGGTAGTTGAGGATGAGATCAAAGCCAAACTTCTTTTCATAGTCGAGCAGCGTGCGCTTGCGCTGGGCGGTGGCCACCGCCTCAGCAGTGCCACGGGCGTGGGCCACCCGGCCGGTGACCAGTTCCTCCCACCGATTGATCCCCTCAAGGTCTCCCGCGGGCAGATCGTCGAGGCGCGTGGTCTTGCCCCAATTACCCACGATGTTGTCGGTGATGTCGTCCACGAGCTTCATCAGCCCGTCAAGGTTCTGGTTGACCGCCTGCGCAAACGACGGCGTGACACCGGGACCCATCGGCGGCTTGAGCGGGTCGATCCGTGGGTCAAAGCCCAGTTCGCCCCGGAGCCAGTCATACATCTCAGGCCGCGTGATTTGCGCCCGCCTGCCCGCCTCAAGAACACTGGGGCCTTTGGCCTCCTCGGCGGCTGTGACCGCTCCGACCAGCGCCTTTTCCGTATCGGTGAGGGCCGCTTCGATGAGGTTCTGGCGGGCGATCTTCTCTTCCATGCTCAGTTCATCGAGGTTGGCTTCCAGAAGTCTAAGTTCCTCAGGAGCTTCGGCCGCACCTGCCGCTCGAAGCTCAGCCGCCCGGCGGGCCGCTACCTTCTGGAACAGTTCCGCCCGGTCCTGCGCTCGCGCTGTCTGCGTCACGTCCTCTACGGCCTCAACGGACATGCGCGTCAGGTGACCATCGTCGGCCGTCTGCCTGATAAGATCGGTGGTGTGGATGCGGGCCAGCGGATCGTCCACGTCAAACTGTAGGCGCTTGACGTACTGGTTGATCGTTCGCTTGTCCACCCCCGCCTGCTCCAACGTACGGGTCAGATCGGCCAGCCAGTCCACCGCCTCGTCCTGAGGCATATCACGCGCCGCCCGGTACAGGTCCAGTATCTCCTGCCGGGTGAACGCGTAGTCCGGGTTGGCCGCCATCCGGTTGTAGAGCGAACGGTAGAAAGCCTGCTTGCGCTGACCGTCCCAACCATCAACCTGTCTCAGGTGGTGCTCAATGAACTCGTCCCGCTTTTTCCACTGACCGTAGGGCGACGAACGCACAGCCTCCGTGAGTGTTTCCTCGATCTCCTCGCCCGCCCGGCGGGCAAACTCCACACCCTCGTTGAGGGCGTTGTCCAACACCGCCCGGAGACCGCGGCGGGCCATGGTGTTGGAAAAGATGTGCGGACGCATGGAATCGCGCAAAGGCCGGTACTGCTGAACAAAATCAACCAAGGGCATCTGCGCACCGGGCGCGCCCAGCATCGGCGCTTCTACCTTGATGGCTGAGGTCTGGTCAGCGCGTATTCCCAGACGGTTCACGCGCTGAACGATGTCCTCCATCTCATCCATTTCCACGCCGGGGAGGATGTGGAGGCGCGCCCCGCCCATGACGGTGTCGCCCACCTGATCGCCTGCCGCAATCTCGTCAGCGGACGAAGCGACGCCGGTGAAGCGGCGATCTACCGTGGCGATAACCTCAAAGTCGCCGTCCCCGGCCCCGCGCAAGAAGCGGTTGACCAGCATCCCATGAGAACCATCAGTGGTAAATCGGATGCCGTCATCGCCGCGGATGATCAGACCACGAAGCATTGTGGCATGGGTGTAGTCGGGGTTGGTGAAGCCCGTCTCACGCATGTGGGCATGCAGATAGCGCACGAGGTCGTCGCGCTCTTCCGGCGCGAGAAACTCGTAGGCTTTCCGCCAGAAGTTCGGGTTCTCTGCCAGATTGCCGGACAGACCCTTGCTGGCATCGAGAAGGCTCTCGACCCGGTCCGGCTCCAGCGGAGAGCGCCTCAGAAAGCGCAGAAACTCCTCGGCGTCCTTCCAGCCTTTGTTGATCCCCGGAGACAGCGCGGGGTCTGAGAAGTTCCTCAGATACTCGCCGGGAGCGGCGGCCTCGTCCACCCAGTCATAGCGGCCCAAGAGGGCGTCCACCGGCACCTGCACATCGTTGTTGTTCAGAACACTGAGCATGGGCCGCTGAGCCGCCGCTCTGGCCGCCGCCTCGACCGCCTGCGCCTCGGCTCCCAGCTCCTCCGCTACCGCCGAGACAATCTCCCCCCGGCCTACAAGCTGTAACTCTTCGGTATCAGGGAAGCGGGACCGTATCCAGCCGCGGGCCGCCTGCTCGGCGCGAGCAATGTCCTCGTCGGCCCACTCAAACGACCGGCGCATGCGCTCCGGGGTGAAGAGATCGGTGATGACCTGCTCGTCAATCCCCACCTCACGCGCCCCCCGCTTCAGCATGCCCGCCATCGCCCTCAGGTCAAAGGGAGTCCCATCCTCCGCCGCTGTAGGCATGCCCAGCGACGTAAAGACATCCAGAACTTGCTTGGCTCCGGGGTGCTGGACGTAGGCCCCGCCCAGCGCGATGAACATGTTGGGCTCCACCAGACCCCAGCGGGCCGCTGCCTCGTCTGCCCGCTCAGCAATTTTGATGAGCGGGCTGTTGTTGACCAGCTCAAAGAGCTCGTTTTGCAGGGCATCCAGACCCCCGGTGGCCGCCCACAATTCCTCCGGCACATTGGCCAGCTTGGGATGTCCCAGCAGAGTCCCGACCCGCTCTGAAATGTTGCCGAGGTCCTGCGTGACCAGCGAGCCGGTGGCCAGACGGCGGCCCTCCCAGATCGCCTTGCCCCGCAACCGCCACGATGTCCAGATGTGAGCACGGGCGCTGTTGCGGGTCAGGGCACGCGGCCGGTCCAGCTTGAAGCCGTTGTCGGCCAGTATCTTGGCATAGTCCGAAGGCTCTGCCTCGCCCAGCAGATCATGCGCCTTCCACGCGTTCTGGCGGAGCATGTCCTGCTCCCGGCGGGCCGTGGCTGTCGCCCTCCGGATGGTGTCATCATTCTCCTTGAAGAGGCGGCCTACAATGTCATCCACATCGGTCTTGGTCACATAGCCCGCGTCAATGAGCGGCCGGAAGAACTCACCCACACGCGCCCCAATCGAGTTGGAGAGGAAGCGGTGCGCCGCTGACCAGCTATCGACCGCCTGCCGGTGCGCCTGCGTGCGGGCAGCCCACAGGATCGCCTCGGCATGACCCTGCACATTGTCGTCCACCAGCCTACGCCACGTGTCCACGTCCGCGCCGTTGACATCCAGATCATCCAGCGAAAAGGCCGTGTAGTGGCTGGCCGCCATGTTGGCCACCCGCCGTAACTGGTCCTTGATAGCCTCCATGCCCCGCCGGAACTCGTCGGGGGTCTCCGCACTGCGCAGAAGCCGGATGAGGTCGTCCTCCACATCCAGCGCCCGCAGGGAGCGCAGGCCCTCAATCTGATCGTCGGTCAGCGAGAAGAGGCCGCGCCAGTTCTGCACCTCTCCCTCACGCACCACGTCACGGAACCACTCGGCGACCTTGCCGACATGGCCCTTCTCCTCCATGAGCCTGCGCACCAAGATGGTCCCGACACGGGAATTGAGCTGAGCACCCAGCGCCGCGGCCACCTCCGGGTCCCGGCCGATGATCTGAAACGCCTTTTGCATCTCTGATTCCACGGCACGAGCCACTACCTTGGCCGCCGCACTCCTCTCCACGTTCCCAGAAGCGCGGCTGAACATGTTGAGCTTGCGGGTGATGGTATTGGCCGAAGAGGGGTCCCAGAACTTGCCGGTGGCGGCGGCAACTTCACCACCGAAACCCACGCGGCCCGCGCGGGGAATGTAGCCCAGATAGCTCTCGGAGATGCTGTCGGCTTTCTTGGCGGAGCGGAACATACCGCCAAAACCCCCGTCCACGACGGCATGAAAATAGTTCGAGACCATGTTGCGCAAGGCATAGCCCGGCGACATGCCCATGTAGATCGTGGAGAAGAAATTATTGAGGGACTTGTACCCGATAAAAGGGAAGTTCTGGAAGGTCTGATGAACTGTGTCCAGACCAATACGCCACTTGGGAACGGGAGCACGGCCCGTCATCTGACGGATAATAGACGCGTCATCTAAATCCTCGAAAAGGCCCGCTTTCCGGGCCTGCCTTAGAGCCACCCGTTCCGCGTCCACCACCTCCGTCAGCGTGGGGAACAGACCATCGACGACCTTTTTGTTCACATCCTCCAAGCTGTCGATCAGCTTCATGATGTCGCCGTCGGCGTCCTCAACCATCTTCACAAACCAGTCCAAGGTTCGGGTGCCCTCCGGCCCAAAAACGGTGTGGTGCAGGACGTAACCGGCCATTTTGCCCTGCTCGCCCCAGTATGTCGCAAAGGCCGGATCGCGAGACCAGACCTCAATGGCCCGCTTGGCCTCCTCAGCATCACCGCTGAAGGGCCGCGCGGCGGATTGCAGGATTTCCATGAGGCGTTCGCTGTTGAGCGTGCCGTCGGCGTTGCGGGCCTCCATCGCCACCCGGCCCAAGAAGTTCTGGGTGTATTCGAGATACATGCCCCGCTTGCCGCCCGCCGTCATCTGGAAGATGCCCCGACTATCAGCAAGGGAGTTGGTCTTGCTGGCAAACTGGGCCGCTTCGGCCAGCACCACCTCTGAGGCGTTGTCCAGCTCGCGGGTCAGATCGGCCGCGTTCTCCGCCCGGTTGTAGGCCCGCACCGCATCCGTGACAGCGTCGGTGCTGTTGATATAGCGAGCAATGTTCTTCAGCTCGCCCGCACCGGTGAAGAACTTGACTATCGCCGAGGTGCCCAGCGTCATGTACGTCAGCGGGTCCAAGAGGTTGCCGATGGTCAGGTCCCCTGCCATCGTCGCCAGCGGGTTCTCCCACTTCTGACGCACCAGCCGCGGGTCCATGCCGTCCCTCAGGTCCTCGGCCGCACCCTTGGACCGCTGGATGTCAAAGAACGAAGAATAGCCAATAATCGAGGCTAACTGAACATCATCAATGCCCTCGTAGTCCCACCCCTCCGGCAGTCCGCTCTCAATGCCGAAGGTGTTTTCCAGCCACACATCCGCCCGCTTGGCCGGGGCTGTCACATACTGACCGAAGAGGTTTTCCTTCCAGCGGTCCCCCAGCAGGGCGCTCTCTTCAAATGTGATGTTCACGAGCCAATCAAACACACCTCCGAACCTTTTGGAACCGGTATTCACAAATTCTGTGGCAAAACCGAAGCGTGCCCCCTCTAGCTGGCTCCATACGTCGCCGACAGCCTCCATCATCATCCCGGCAACGCCGCCCGCCTGCTGGAGCAGCCCCACGTCCCCGAACTGCTCCGGCTGGTAGCCGAGCCACGTCAGCACCCCGGCGGGCAGGGGTTGATCCGGATGTTCCCGCCGCCATTGGGTCGAGGCGGCGGCGATGGGAGCCCACTTCTCAAGGTTCTCCGGCTCCACGTCGGTTCCCAGCTTCCAGCGCATGTAGTTCAGAAACGCGCCGGTTCCCTTACCGAAATAGGGCTTCCCATAGTAATCCCAATACAGCGCCCCCTCAGGCAACGCCTCGCCTCTAGGGCCGGTCTCGCCGCCGTACAGCTCATCCTCGTACCACTGGGGCGGAATACCAATGCCGATCTCCGGAGGCAGATTGAACCCGGCCGAGGCGGTGCTCCGCCCCATGATCTGATCCACGTCCTCCTCGCTGTAGCCAAACCAGCCGATCATCTCCGCCATCCACTCCGGCGTCATGTTGTAGCTGGGTAGCTGGCCAGAAAGGACCAGCGGGTCCTCCAATTTACGGGGGGTTCCGGTGCTGGAGGGGATTTCCGTGTAGCGCACCGGAGGGATTGGCTTGTCAGTCGGCTTGAACTGCGCCGCCATTTCTTCCAGCCCCGTCGCCAGACTGCTGGTAGGGGTGGTGTATTGAGGAAGCGTCAGTTTCTTTCCTTCTTTGTCGGCATCAGGCATGTTGGCACCCAAAATAGGACCAGCGTACTATTGACTGGCCTGCGTCAATGCTACATACTTCAATAATCGGGAGCCTGACCGGGGAAATCATCCTCAAGTGTCTCCGGTGCAGTGCTACTGTAGCCTTCTCCCTAGAGGCGCAGAACCTCCCTAAACCTCCCAGAGCAGGGAGGTTTTGCTTGACGAGAACGTTTGTTCTGTTTTGGTACGTACCTAAAATCTCCACTGGATGACCCCGTAGCGCCACCCACGAAGATCGGCCCCGCTGGTTCCGGTTCCAACCCGCTGGCCGGAGGCTGCTTTTCCGCCTGTTCCCGCATCACCGTATGTCGGCAGACCTCCGGTTCCGGGTTCCGTGATCTGCCGCCGCCTTCCCTCCTCGTCGTACCACTTCACGTAGGTCTCCAAGGGGATGCCCAGATCGTTGGCCATTTGAGGCGACATGACGGTGGGCAGAAGATTTGGGTCATTCCACAGATTCGCATAACGAACCTGCTGTGCTGTGTAGTGACCACCAATCGAACGGGCCACGCGCGTCTGGCGCTCCCGCTCCTGCTTCTGGGCTTCCAAAGCTCCGGGCGTGGCCGATACATAACCCCCACCCAGCACACCAAACGGATCGGAGCCGTAGCCCTCTGCCGAGCGGCCGATCACCGCCTGTGCGGCCGCACTCTGCGTATCGCCGGTGAGACGGACCAAAGGCCCGCTATAGGGAGCGGTTGTACCACCTTTCCCGTACTTCTGCACCTGCGCCTGTATGCCACTCACAGGGACATCTCTCCGGGTGCTGACCGGCAGCAGGTTCCGGAGTTGATCCAGTACCGGCGGCTGCTCTACCGGAGGAAAAGTGGGTGTTGGAGGGAGAACCTTGGGCTTGGCAGTCGTTTTGGATGTAGTTTTGGGCTTGGTCGTCTTGACGGGAGCGGGAGCCACCGGCTTGGCCGCAACCGGCTTGGGCAATGTCACCTTCGGTGCAACGGTCTTGGTGGTCTTTTTGGGTGGTGTGGTAAATCCGCGCAGAGGAGGCATCAGCTTATCCTAGAGGCAACGACTGGCCGCCCGTCAGCGGGTTTCCGCCACGGTCACGGCCCTGCGTGAGTTCACGTGTCAGGGCGGGAGCCTGAATGGCGGAGGTAAGGCCCCCGCCGCCCTGTGCCAAATTGGGGTTGGTCAGCGGAGGCGGCTGCTCCGCGCCGGGGGCGGCGCTGGGCGGAGCCTGCTGTAGTTGTTGGGTCGGCTGCCACTGGTTGCAGGTGAAGAAGGCATTGATCGCGGCATCCACGATCTTGCAGGGCACTCCAACCCCTTGGAAGAAGGCGCAGTTCCCGCACAGCTTCATGTCCCGGCCGGGCCGGTACTCCACCTGAGAGGGATGGACCAGCCCTCCAGCCCCCATGCCGGATACAAGGCTGGTCGCGTTCTGGGCGATCTGCATGGCCTCCGCCTGAAGCGCGGCGTCCTGCTCGGAGCGGCGCTTGATGTCGTCGGCAATCTTGGCTCGCTCCTTCAAGGGCTCCTCAACGCCGGTGTACTCCATCCCCCGCTCCTGAGACCACAACTGGGCCGCGATGGCATTGGCCGCCACCGCTACCCGCTGGGCATCATCCTGAGCGAATTGCGCCTTGATCTCCACGTCCACCGAGACGTTTTCGTATTCCGAGGGATCAATGACCAGCGGCCGGTCAAACGCCGGTAGCCTATAGACCTGATTGCGGGCTTTAGCCCACAAAAACGGGATTTCAAGCATCTGGCCCATGATGACGCCGGTCATGCGCTGGATCGGGACCAGCGGCAGACGGCCTGCCTGCACCAAGAGATTGAGTGAGGCAAAGGCCATCACGTTCTCCGGGCTGGACCCCAACACCTGCTTGGGAATGAGCATGTCATTCATGCGGCTACCCGACATGTTGGAGGCAATCTGGAGGCTCTCGTCAATCACCTTCTTGTCAAACATCTCAGCTTCTTCGTTGATCGCCAGCCGCATTACGCCCAGCGGCGTGGACCAGTCGATCAGCTCCGAAATGTCGGCCTCTGGATCATTGAGCTTGGCCTTGAGCTGAGGCAGTTTGCCCAGAGAAAGAGCCAGCGAATACATGATGCTGTCGGCATAGGACTGCGCATGCCAGTAGCCCGATTGAAAAACCGGATAGAGGATGGGAAGGCGCTGATCCTCCTCGCTCTCAAAGAGCGAACTGCCCTCCACAATGGACCCCGCCCACGGGATAAAGCCCAGCTTGTTCTCGTAGGCCACCAGCGCGTTCTCTTTGGAGCCCTCGATCCAGACACAGCGGTAATCATGGCCGTGATACTCCCAGAACACCACATGCGGCTGCCTGAGATCGGGGCTGTTCTCGGTGACCGTATTGGCTCCCTCAACAGCAGCCTCTCCCCAGAAGTGGGCCACCTCGTCGGCGGGACGCTCTATGCGAAGCGTCACGCTCTCCAGACCCAGATCAGACCATTCCGGAAAGACGTTGGCCGGGTTGTAGGCTTTGAAGAGAAAAGGCTTTTCGTCCTTCAGGCGGCGGTAGCGATTTGACAGCGCCTTGTTGCCCTGTGCCTTGAGGAACTGCACGTTGTCCTCGACATTGGCCACCTTCACGTAGCCCTCGGCGAAGAGAGACGCTGACATGGCCAAGTCATAAGCCACCAGCCATGGGCCGCGCCTGTCCGCCAACCTCAAGAGCATCTTGCAGATTTCCTCGGCATACTCCCGATAGGTCACATCAGCTGCTTCCGCCATCACCTTGATCGAGGGCACCGTGCCCACCATCAGACGCACAATACCCTTGATGGCATTGTGCGGTTCGGGTGAGGGTAGCTCCTGCACCCAGTCCCCCTCCGGGGGATTGAAGTCCCAGTTCATCTTGTAAATATCGGAGTAGGTATGGATGCGGCCAATCCGCTCTGAATTGACCTTGTACAGGGCATCCCCCCGATGTTTGATGGCGTCTATCGTGGATTTTCCGAGCCGAACGCGAGGTTCGTCGGCCATTCTAGCCCCTCCAGCGTCTACTGCCGGGAGCGAACTTGCTCGACGGCATGCCTAGCGTGCCACCCCACGGAAGTTTCTGCTTGTCTTTGGGCATCTTTTTCTTGGGTTCCTTCAGTTTCTCCCCAGAATAAACCAAGAAGCCGGTAGCGTCAATTCCGGCCGAAACGGCATCCAAGGTATCGTTGGTGGGGTAGGTGGGATAGCCGATCCACTCATTGCGGAAGGTCCTCAAGAACTGGGTCTCGGCATCACTCACACGGATGCGGCCCACCTCGAAATGGCGGGCCATTTTGGAGAACCGTGTCGTCTTATCTTTGGTGTCGCGGTAGGGCAGGATGGTGAAGCCGGAAAGCTCCCGAACGACCTGTTGCAGAAACGCCTCGCCTCCACCCCACGTTTCAATCAAAATCCTCTTCGGTCGATCCGTCTCCGCATGTTGCCTGATCTTCTCGATGGCCTGTCCGAGACCAACTTGGCCCCTCCATCCATCCCAGACCACCAAACCAAACGGAGCGTGGACGATTTTTGCCAGTGCGAAATAGGAACGCTTTGATCCGCGCCCTTTCAAGCCCAAGTCGTGCGACGTAATTGCAAAGTCTATTCCGTAGTAGATAGGCCATGCTGGGTCCACCTGATAGCTGGGGAAGAAGGGATGAAGCCAATCCTCTTTCAGGATCGTGCCCTGCTGGGCCTTGAGGTCCATGAGATACATGAGACGGAAGGTGCGCTCGCCCTGCTCCACCCGCTTGCGGTCCAGCCGCTCAATGGGCCACTGTGAGGGCCAGTAGCTCGTGCGCCGGGCACCCTTCTCCTCCCACGCCGGGGTGATGAAGTTCGTGTACAGGCCGGTCGAGACAGCCGTGGCATACACATCGTCCTCCCGCCACGGCGTGCCCACGAGGATCAGCTTGCCGTCCTCGGTGACGCGGGAGGTGATGACCTTGTTGAACTGAGCTTTGGCATAGTCCAGTTCGGCCTCAGAACGGGTGTTGGTCTCATCCATCATGTCATCGACGATGAATACCCCGTCCACGCGCCGCCCGATGATGGCCCGGTTGCTGTATCCAACGCCCAGCAGCGTGGGGCCAGTGCGACCGGCTCGCTCCTGAAGCCATCTTGAATAAGAGCCTGTCCTCTTCACGAAGAAACCACTGTTGTAGCCCCAGCCGCGCTTCTTGTCCTTGACGATGTCGGGGAAGCACATCTTCCATGCCGGGTGGCCTTCGATGTTGGCCACGATGGTCCCCACGATCTTTTCGGCCTGATCATCGGAGACGCTGACCACGATGTTCTGCTTGTGGGGGAAATGGCCGATGGTGAACGAGGTCAAAAGGACGGAAACGATGGTGGTTTTGGCGCTCTCAGGCGGGGCCAGAATACAGACGCGGTTGTCATCCAGACAGGTCTGTATCCAGCCCTGATGATGCTTCTCCGGCTCCATGATCAGCCCGTCGCCGGGATTGTAGAGCATGAGCCGGGCGAAGCTCATGAAACCATCAAACGTATAGCCCGCCGCTCTTACAATAGCGGCATCTATCTGCATCCAATTTGCCTCCCACTCGTGCTCAGGGAGGGAGGCCAGAGCTTTGGCCAGAATATCCGGACCTTGTGAGGCGGCTTGTAATAGGTTCATGGAGTTTTGGTACGCACCAAAATAGGACCAATTTCCTAGTTGACATTGTAGCACCATCGGGTAAGATGGCCAACATGAGAAGCCCAAAACTCTCTGGGTGTTGCTGACACTCCTCGGCACCACGCTCGGCACGAGCCCCCCTGCTCCTGTTGAGCCAACACCCGAACCGACGGCTACGGCACCCTCCCCCCGCCCGACGCCTACCCCCTCTCCCTCCCCAATGCCTTGGGATGGCTATTGGTTGGAAGGTCTTTGGATTCCCGGCCGCATCGACGAGAACACGTGGCGATCTCCCATGCCCCAATGGGTCATCGGCAACGCCACCTACTATGCGCCGGGGCCAATGCGGGCCACCGCCAAGTGGCGGGGCATGGACCTCACGAGCTTTGTGGATGGCGTATCACTCATGTCCCCCTCCGACATCGGCGATGTGGTCTGGATCAAGCCCCCCGGCCGCGATTGGGAAGGGCCGTATCTGGTTGTGGACTGTGCCCAGCAGAATCACATGTACGCCGCCGTTGTCCACAAGGGCGAGGTGGTGGAGGTCTCATGGTACACCGCCCAGCGGTGGGGGCTCGTCCGCGATGACGAGATCATTCACCACCGCCTTGATGGCGTGCAGGTCTCCAAAATAGAGCCCAGCCAGCTACAGGGCTCCCCGGTGCCCTTCCGCGAGCATTTCCTCAGCACGCTCCAGTGGCACTCGATCAGCCCCATAATCCAATAGTACTAATTTCCTATTGTCCTCTGTGCAGAGAGGGCCGATAATAAGATCATGGACAATAGCAAAGAGGTGCCGTCCATCACGCAGACCATGAGCCTGCTGGCCACCCTCGGCCTGCACGTGATGGTGCTCGTGGACCCGGAGCGCAGGCACCTCCGCTTCACCCTCAACATCAACGGCAGGCGGCTCAAGGACACCGATGCGCCGGACCGTGATCTGTATGAATACTTCCACCAAAACCTCGCGGGGGCCTTGAAAACCTATGTTGGAGAAGGGTAAGACCTATGCCTACTACGTTCTCGACTCAAGAGAGCCCGTTCCGTCAATACGCAACGCCATACAGCTTTACGAGCGACGGCACGGGAAACGCCCCGAACGTGTATTCCTCCAGCGGAACAACCTCCGAATGGTGGGCCTCCGGCTCGTGGACGGCACTCCCGTCATTACCGTCAAGGACAGGATCGGCCCTTACATCGCCATTCCCGCCCCTTGATGGCATCTTCATCATCGACGAGAAACAACAATACGACCCGCAACAGGTCGCCGCTGTGCTGGAGTGGCTGACCCTCCGGCTTTTTGGTACATACCAAAACTACACGAGAGGAGATAGAAATGCCTGAGACAAAAGATACATTTGAGTGGATGGACAAAATGCCGCGGCGTTTTGTCCGGGTGGGGCGCTGGGCCGCCCTGAGAAAAACGCTTCACGGCTTCAAAGACACCAAGAACTTCGGGAAGATGCTCAAAATCGGCAATCTGAGCAGCCGGGAAGAGGCTTGGTCAGCCATGGGTGCTGTTCATGACGAGGCCAGACGCTATCTCGGCATTGGCCTGTCCACCTCAACCTACAAAGACGGGGGTGACAAGTGGGCTCTGTTCGTGATACGCAAACCGGACATAGAGCTTGATGGAAGTGAATAAGACCGTCACGGCTCTTCTCGTCACGCTGGGTGTCGCTCTGGGTTTTCTGGTGGGGGTTTTGGGCCAGCCCGAACCGGAGATCGTGGAGCTCCCTTGTGACTGCTCGGTGGAGGCCGCCAACTGGGCGGCTTCCGCCGAGCGGTGGGAGAGCGCCTACAACGAGTGCGACCTGACGCGGGCATGGCTCAACAACGCCTACCAAGAAAACCAGTTCTACGAGGAGAGCCTGCTGACATGCCGTGAGGCACTGGACAATGCCCAGTATCAGTGGGACTTCTATGAGGAGCTTTACTGGGGATCGCAGGAAACTATCGGGGCGGTGGAGAAGGACCTCGCGCAGTGCTGGCTGTTGCTTCCCACCGAGACGCCCATGGTGATTGAGTAAGCTCGTCATGAGAATCGACATTAGCGAACTCTCTGAAGCATTTCCCTACGAGGCGTGGATGAAAAGTTCGCTCGCGGTACATCAGATGATGGGCGCGATCCACCTAAGGGAAGATGAAGCCATCGAGGTCCTACCTGCGCAGGACCCTCCGGTTCAGCGCCTTGCCTGCGAGTACTGTGGGCAGTGGGGCGAGCCCTTCGAGGTATGTGAATGGTGCGGCGGCCCACCGCCTGACTGGCTCAAGGAACAAGCCAAGAAGGCGTTTCAGGCGTGGGCCACGGGGCCTGCTGTATGTTTACGCCCGCTGGCGGGCAGGAGCGTGAGTGATGGGTGAGTACAAGAGGCCGCTAAGTGAGCGAGTGCTATTAGAGAAAGGCAAGCAGGGACCAATCAATGTTATGAATTGGCTTATGACGAG